GTTATGCAGCAGGATACAAGAGAGACGTTGAACTTGAAATGCTTGACCCAACGGGTGCAGTTGTTCAAAAATGGATTCTCAAAGGCGTATTCTTAACAAATGTTGACTTCGGTGACCTTAACTACTCAGAAGACGGATTGGCAACAATCTCAGCAACATTGAGACCTGATTATTGCATTTTGTGCTATTAATCATTCGATAAGAAAAGAAAAAAGGCTGAATTTCGGTTCAGCCTTTTTTTTTATATCTTTTTATCACTTTTCATACAAATCAAAAGTGCATCCATCCAATGATTAATTTTAATCCCAAATTCTTTTTTCACTTTTGATTTATCAAGAACACTATAAGATGGCCTTTTTGCCTTTGTCTTATATTCACTACTTGGAATTGGTTGGATAAATCTCTTGCAATATGGACTAATGTCGAAACTAATCTCCATAGGGTCCCTTCTCATCGGCTCATATGGCCCGAAATTACCCCATAACGTTTCGATTGCCGATGCAAAATCATACCAAGAAGCATATCCTTCATTAGTATAATGATACAAGCCATTTTTTCCAAGCATTTTTCTGTTTTTGATTAATTCATAAACAATAAAAAACGCTAAGTCTTTTGCATACGTTGGCGTTCCGAATTGGTCACAAACAACATTTGTTTCACGTTCAAACCTTATTCTTTCAAGTATTGTTTTATAGAAGTTCTTTCCATATTCAGAATATAGCCATGATGTTCTAATAACAATCCCATTTTTATATTCCAATACATAGCCTTCTCCAATCATCTTTGTATCTCCATAATAATTCAAAGGGTGCATTTTGTCTTCCTCTGAATAAGGCTTCTTTTTTCTTCCGTCAAAAACATAGTCAGTTGATATATGGATGACATGTGTTCCAAATTCTTTACAAACTTTCACCAAATTCTGCACACCTTCAGCATTAACCTCATGTGCGTTATAATAATCATCCTCAGCATCATCAACTCTCGTATAACCTGCACAGTTAATAACGACATCAGGCTTGAACTCATCAAAGTATTTATAAACCATTGCCGCATCCCTAATATCAAGTTCTTCTCTTGTGGTAAAACGATAAGCGTTTTCCCTGTCGAACAAATTAGCAATATCCCTTATACATAAAGCCAATTGCCCGTTACCACCTGTAACTAAAACATTCATACCTTTTTTCATAAACTTAATCTATTACGGTCCAAACCTCAAGCATTTTCTTGAAGTCTTTATAATTTATTTTTGTATATCCATCATTACAGAATTGTTTTCCCCAAGAATTTCTTATGATAAACCCTTCTTTGTCATAACCGACAATTGATATTGCATGGTATCCTTGCATTGTTGTACCGTGTTTCTTGTTCCAAAAATCGCAATGTGTACCATAAACAGGTAAAGCGCCGAAACATGGGCCGTTTGAGATTATGGCAAATTTAAGGTCTTCGATTTCGTTCACTTTTCCATAGTGGCCAATCATCAAGTTACCAACAGCAGAATCAACTCCATGTTTCCTAAGATACTTGAAAGCAGACTTAAATGTCATACCTTCACCTTTGTTTTCCCTACTGTTATAAATGTCAAACACTGCTATTGAATTGTCATCATTTGTCAATACGTGCAAATTTGCTTTCCAATTAAGATAAGCAGACAAAGAGCATGGAACACATATTGATAACTTTCCTTGATTTATAACTTGCGGCAAAACATTCACATATGAATATTTTTCAGGCAATTCTACTTCTTTAGGGCATTCAAACAAAATTTCAGTGCCATTTATTATTGAAGGCAAAAATCCTAAATTATCTACGTTTTTCATTGTTCAGCAATTCTTTTTGTTATTTTATATGGTTCTTTTTCACCAAGAAGAATATATATTACTTCATTTTCTTCTGAATATGATTTCAAATAAAGTCTTTTTGTGAAAACAGAATCTGTTTCATAATCAATGAAACTTGTTTTTATCCATTTGTCATATGTTGGAATCATATCCACTTCACATATGGAATCAAGTTGGTGTTGTGTTATTGTCATTTCATATAAATTAATCATTATTGGTGTTCCAAATGTGATTTCACCAACATTTTGTTTCGTCTTACACGAAAACAATAAAAACGATATTAGCAAAAATGTAAAAATTCTTTTCATATTACCAATTTTCCCTATTTTTATTATATTTGTCACTACTTGCATTTAGTAAAAATGTACCACCAATCGGAAACTTTTCTCCTTGTATTTTAAGATAAGCAACCTCAACAAATGCATCGTCATTCATTCGTATTTCTCTTTCATTTTTCATATTATATGAATTTAAATAAATTGTTTCTAACCAATCTACACTTTGTGGATGAACATACCCACATATAACAACATTCACAATTGAATTTTTAAGTAAAGAAAAATTTGCACAATAGCTTTGTGAATTTTCACGTTTCCAAGTCCAACATTCGCCAATAGATTTATAATGCAAGTTTTCAAAACCTTCTGATGTGTCAATATCAATACTTCTCTCAACGTATATTAGCCTTCTTTTATTAAAAAGAAATCTTCCAGCAACATCAACAATAAAATTATGCTTAAAAAACGGAAATCCATCTTTTTTTATATAATCTGTGCTTTCACAGCCCCATTTATATGCCTCTTCTAATGAACTTTCATAGTAATCTTTAAGATTGCCATCAAAAGCAGGTAATTTTCCTTTTATTCCAAAACTTTTAATATAATTAGCAATATGTTTGTTTCGCTCAAAAGTTGACAATAAATTCAATTGTTCTTCTGTTATTATTATTTTTTTCATATAATTTATTTTACTATAAATAGATTTATAAAAAAAAGCCACACCTTTCGATGTGGCTTTACTGTGTGTTTATTTAGTTTTATTCACCTTCGAATGCTACGCTCTCAGGATATACAACGAATGTGATTGAGATGTATTCCAATGCAGGTGTTGGCTTAATCATAATCTTAGCAGGTAAGATGTGTTGGTCTCTTGTCTCAGGAGTTACTTCTGTGATAACTCTGTAATCGAAGATACCTCTGTTTGACTTAACGTCTGCAAGGATAGGTTCAACCAAACCTCTGAATTGTTTCTCAAGAGCATCGTCATATTGTTCAAATATCAAGTGTTTAGATGCTGATGTGACAAGTTTCTTAACTCTAATCATAAGCCTTCTGACGTTGATTCTGTTAAGTGGGCTTTCAAGATTATATGCTGTCTTGTTACCCCAAACAATAACACCGTCTTTACCGAAAGTCTTAATTGGGTTAATTCTACTTTCATAAAGTTTGTCTTCATCTTCAAGTGTAGTCTTGTATTCTGCTCTTTCGCAATCAACAACACCACGTGTAGTACCAGCAGGTGCAAACCATGGGAATGAAGTATTGTCAGTGTCGGCAATGTTCCTTACAACATCTTTAGTTGGTGGTAAGTACAAGTATTGATTTCTGACAGTATCTTTGTAAAGAATCCATGGTGCATATGTGCAAGCATATGATGAATTGATTTCTGTCTTTTCAAATGCTGCTGCCAAATCATCAACATCTTCAAACAAGTACCCTGTTTCAATGTCTAAGTATGGAGAATTCATTATATACAAGGCATCGCCTCCTCTACCATCGTCAGGGTCTTCAATGACTTCGATTGCATCCTTAGTCAACATTGTATTGTTATACCAATCTATGCCAGGCGTTGCAAACACATTGATTTCAATGTCTTGTGGGTTTGACAACACTTTGTAACCTGCAAGATATGCGTAATAGTCACTTGTGTTTACATATGATGGCAAATTATACTCAACTGCTTCAGAGAATAATGTATAACCTGAATCATTAGTTCCATATCTGTTCACATTGTAGTCATCTGTATTGGTTCTTTTTGCACGATTAACATCCCAACCGTCAAAGCCTCCATAGAAACAAACTGTGAACTTACGAAGTTTTTCGTTTTTGTATATGGTTTCACTGATGTATAAAGTTCCATATTTATCTGACAAATGTGCGCTTGTAATTCTTGGCGCATAATTATCAGATGTCACCCTTTCTGGTGATACGCATTCAAATTCATATTTTGGATTGTTATCATAATCAAATTCTTCTTTACCGTCAATATAAATATGAATACAATCACTTGTGCAGAAAACACTATCCATATGGAAGCCTTTTGTGTACCTAAGATATTCCGAAATAACCATCTCACCGTCTACAATTTTAGGTGTCATTTCATCGTCTTCATAAAATTCTCTGCCTTTAAAAGTAAGAATATCAGTGTCAACGTTTGAAATACCAAAATATTGTTTTCTTTCTTTGATTTTAGGGTTGTATTTTGTTCTATAATTGATATATGGAGTGTGGTTTGCTTTATAAGAAGGTGTTGGATAGCCTAAAAATCCGCAAGGTACACTTCCGCCCATATCTTCATTACTTGCCAATTCAACTGTAATGTATTTTGACTTATTTCCATACAAACCGTCACTTGTGCCAATTTTATATCCAATGAAAGATGAATCTCCTTTTTTCATTGTACATTTTGCAAATTTTTCAAGAACATTTACGTTTTCATCGGTATCATTGAAATCTCTAACAACAACATCGAAAGTTCCGTTTATAGGGTCAATTTTTTCAAATGACACTTTTACTTGGAAATTAGATGCATCACCATCTGAAATTGTCAAAAGTCTGAAAAGTCTATTAACTGAAACGCAAGTGACACAAGCCCTTGGCTCTTCATTAAGTTCGTCACCTTCAATCCTTGCTCCCGTTCTATTAAACACAGTTGCTTCTGATACAATCCATGGAGTTAATGCACATCTGTATTTTCCTCTATAGTCAGCGTACTCCTTCGCAAATTCGTCAGCTCTTTGACGGATTATAGTGGCTTTATCTAAAACATCTTCATAAACTGCTTCGATATAAATACTGCTCTTTTTATTATCTTGTGGACTTGAACTGATTACATTATAGATATAATCACTATCACGTGGGTCCAATGATACATTGTAGTATTCATCTTCAAGATTATCTTCGCCTGCGTTCTGATTTTTTATAACCTTAATTGATAACTTCTTTTCAAAGTTCAAATCAATTCCACTTTCAGCTCGCTCATTAGGACAGAATGTTGTATATGTATCATTGCTGTATTCACCAATTTCTATTTCATCAACAATTTCTTCAATAGAATCTTGTGATTCACAAATATTACCACCGATTTCGCCCATTTTCTTCTTACCCCTAATAATAATTAAAGGATAAGTTGTACCGTCTTTATTATCCTTTGCGTAAACAACCCAACATTTTCCTGCATCATATCCTGAAAAACCAAGAACTTTGACAACATTAAGTCTCTTTGATTTTGTCAAATAACTCTTTGCAATGTAAGGAAGTTCATACTTTGGTAATCCTGTACCTTTGTAAAGTTCTCCTGAAGTACCACCGAAATAGTCAACGAAATCATTCCATTCGCTAATTTCAATGTTCTCAAAGGCTGGCCCATACAAAGTTTCGCCAACAAGACCAAGGCTTGTGATACCAAGTGATTTCACTGAAAAGATGACATCTTTTTCTTCCGTGTAAACGCCTGGAGAAACGTGTCTGCCTTTTGCATTACTTATCATATTGTTTCTATTTTTACTTTATTATTTTCTTTATAAATAGCATAAAAAACACAAAAATATCTATTTATCCCATTTTTGAAGTTTATATTACTCTGTTTTTTCAGTTACATTTGTAAAGTCTTTACCTATAAGTTTTATTTCGGCATCTTCAAAAGTTTTATATCTTGAAATATTGGTAAATCTTATTGTGTCATTGTCATTAAGTTTAAACTGTTTTAATTCTTCCTCTGTGAAGTAATCAGAAAGCAAAACTGTGTAGTCATCATAACATAGTTTTTCATCGTTTTTGAAAATTCTGTTTATGTTAATAAGGTTTTCATTAATGTATAAGTCAAAAAACCTTATATTTCTCATGGATATTGATGTAATTTCGCAATCACAATCAATTTTGAACTTATGCTTTGAACTGTTAGGTGGAAAAACTGTCTGTATTTCAATTGGCTGAAATTCATATGGATTGTAATTATCATCGCATTCTGTTTCTTCAACAATAGTCTTTGGCCTACTAAGAACTGCACCATCAAAACAGCCTAATTTTAACATTGGTTGTTCAATAACCCTGAAACTATCCTTCGGGATTATATAAGCCTTAACCGTAATCAAATATGATTGCGAATAGAAACGTCTATCGTCAATATCATATACTGATTCATCTGAAATGTCATCAAGTGTCATTGGTATAAAATGTCCATTTGGCCTTATGTAACAATCTATTGCAGCAAATTTTTTGTTCATCAATAAGTTGAAATCATTCAATAACTGATATTTGTTTGTGAATATTGAAACTGTATATATAAGGTCAATTGATATAGGCTGTTTCATACGATAGTCTATGAAATACCTGTTTCCATGCTTGTCAACTGAGAAAACCCTTTTGATGAGGAAATCAATGTCACCAGGAATGTTCCTTGTATCTTCGACAATTGACCCTGGTTTTGGGTTGTTTTCTCTTGTTATAGTCTTGAAATTGAGAATAAGGTTCTTTTTTTCGTCAACATTTTTCCATGATTGGAGATATTCGGAAAATCTTTGGTTTGAAAGCATCAAATAAGTCGGTAACTTCTGTTCCTCGAATGAAATATCCAAGTCTTCAGAAACCCATCTTTCAAATTCATTGTCAATATCTTCATATTCCAATGGATTTGGTAACGGTGTTGCGTCTTGAAGAACCTCTTTTACTAAATTCTCACGTCTTTCATTTCCAACAACGTCTCTTTTAAGTTTAATAATATTTTTGTAATTTCTGCTCATTTAAATGAAAATATTTTTTTTAATAACTTCTTTTTACTTTTGAATGAATTTTCTATCGAATAAATAGAATTATATTTATCGTTATTTAATATTTCTTTCAGCTTTATATGAGAATCAATGAAATATAAAACATTAATTCCATTTAATTTTGATGTAATTATTTTTTTATAATCTCTATTTTTATTTTCATTTAATGCAATTTCACCCCCAAAAATTTCAACAGGATAAAAATGTTGTTTTCCTTGACACTCAATTGCAATATTAAATTCAGGTAAAAAGAAGTCATACTTTTGATGAGAAAATTTTTCATTTAAAAATTTTGGTGAATATTGTTCTAAAAACTTAATATTATTTTTAATTAAAAATATTTTTAATTCATTTTCTAAATTACTATTCACACACATAGGGCATTGACAGCCGTTTATATGGTCATTTGGAGATTGAAAAAATTCTCCATGTTTTTTACAAATTATGCAAACTTTTTTCCTTGAATTAATATAATTAACCTTCGAATAATCATATTTATCGCCATAAATACTTTGTGATTTTTTTATAAAATCTTCTGTATTTTCAATAAAATCATGTTTTATTGGGCTTTTTTGTGAATTTGTCATTAATTTAGAAGGAAGTGTTTCAAAAAATTTGCCATTATATCCTATAATGATTTTTGTATGTGTATCAACATATTTAGTTTTTGAAAAATCATATATATCACCAAATTTTTCTATAATACGTTTTTTAAATTCTATAAAATCAATTTTTTTTCTCTTTTCTTTCCATAAATTATAATTTGCACATTTTTTACATCCATTTCCTTTTAAATGATGATATGGAATTTGCCAAAATTCACCGTGTTCAGGACAAATTATACAAACTTTTGTTCTGTTATTTACATATTCAACCTTTGAATAATCATACTTATCTCCATGGATTTTTTTTGCTCTTTCAATAAATTCTTCTTTTTTCATAACATATATAAATAGTAATAAAAATGAAAAAATAGAACTATACACTGTGCATTACCCATTAAACTCATTAGAATCTATAGAAACTGCTATAATTTGACGTGCATATGGCTTTGTACCGAACATAGTGAACTTATTTGATGTCATGTTAACTCTTCCATCGTCAATTACGGTAAAGTATTCACGATGCTCAGTGTCTATTTGAACGCCA